GTCAGAAGGCGGGAAAAGGTGATCTCGTCGGCCATGACGTGGCACTCCGTAAGCGTTGCAGGGTTTAGGTGCGTCGTTTACGGAGTTTTACGGGGTCCGGGCCCGAGCGACGTTGAGAGCGTAGAGCCGATTACTTGCGCCAGTCAAGCACCGCGTCCGGTCAGCGTCTTGAAGTCGCTCCAGTCGCCCGTCTGCCGCCCCTTGAGGGTCGCGGCGCGGATCGCCTCCGCAGTCACACCCGAGGGCGCGGACGGGGCCAGAGCCGACAGCCGAGGCGTCTGCGGCTGCGAGCCATTGTGCTTCGGGGCCTCGACGGGCGCGGACTCGGCGGCGGGCTTCGCGGCTTGCGGCAGGTACGGGGCCAGCCCGCGCGGGACCGCGGCGCCCTCGGCAGACAGGCTCCCGATCCAGTCCTTGATCGACGGCGGGCGCTTGTCCTCGGGCAACGTCTGGTACAGCGTACGGGCGACGGCGTGGCCCTCAGGGTCGGTGATCCCAGCGGCGAACAGCGTACGCTCCTGCTCCCACCCCTGACGTTGCGCCTCGTGCTCGGCCTTCAACGCCTTGATCTGCTGCGCCAACGTGTCAGCCGTCGCAGCCCGCTCCTGGTGACCCTTCGCCTCCGCGCCGACCGCCTCCAGCTGCGCCTTCAGCGCGTTCTTCTCGCTCACCAGCTCCTGGAACCGGGAGTAAGGCACCGTCCGCTCCGGGGCGGGCGTGGAGGCGGGAGGGGTCTGCGTCGGGTCGTCGCTCATGCGGTCGCTCGATTCTCAGCGGCGATCCGGGCCACCTCGGCAGATGCCTGGGCCTCGGTAACGCCTGGGTTCAGTCGCTGGTACGCCTCGACGCGCCCGAGCAGGCCCGCCGCCATCAGGGCCACGACCTGCTCGCGCTCCGCTGCGCGCTCGATAGGGGAGGGCGGCAGCCCTCGGTAGTTGATCCGGTAGCCGTCGCCGGGGATCGGCCTGCCACGGTCCACCCCGAGCATCGCCGCCGACACACGCAGCAGCTCCAGGTCGCCGCGCCTGAACATGGGCTCGGACACCCGCTGCGCCTCGCGGACGGACTCGCGGGCGACGGCGAGCGAGTAGCCCGAGCGCACGTCGGCCTCCTGCCGAGTCACGTCAGGCGGGGCGAGCCCGGCCATCGTCAGGATCCGCCGCTCGTACATCGACACCGACCGGAGCAGCGACTCGGGATCGACGGGGGGCGACCACTGACCGATGATCGGCTGGGAAGCGTCCTCGGCCTGCCGCAGCATCAGCAGCGTGCTCGGGTCCGTCACGACCTCGCGCCGGGCCGACGACACACCGTCAGCCGTCACGCCCTCGGCCCCGTCCACCTCGACGCCGACGACGTACCGCTGCGAATAGGCGGCGTTGCGGACGACGTGCTGATAGTAGGTCAGAAGCAGGCCGATGTTCAGCGATCCCTCGACCACCTCGCGCAGCGTGTACGGGTCCCACAGATAGCCCGTCTCGGCGGCGTGGTAGAGCACATACGGCAGCAGCGGGGCACCGTCCGCGCCGCGGTACGGGTAGGCGTCGCCAGCGAACGAGCCGCCGAGGACGTCCTTCGACACGTCCATCCCGGCCCGGTCCTCGACGCGGTACACCGGGGCAGACGGGTCCTCGATCGACGCCACGAAGCGCAGCCACACGCCGTCAACCCAGCGCCACTCGCGGATCGCCACCGGCGACGAGGGCCGCGCCTTCGACGCCGTGGCCTCCATCAGATCGGGGAACACGGGCCGGTAGACCAGTTCGCCAGCCTCGACGCCGACGTGAACCGCCATCTCACGCAGCGCCAGCGTGTCACGCTGGACCCGCTGCATCAGCGGCCACAGCCCCGCCATCGTCACCGCGCCCAAGAGCTCTTCGCCGGCGGCGTCGGGAGCCACAACCTCGGGCTCCGCGCTGTAAAGCATCGCCGTCTGTGACCAGAGCGATAGGTACGGGTTCGCCGTGAGGTCGGGCTTGCCCCACGCGCTCTTGCGGACGCGCCCGAGCTGCGTCTGCATCAGCTCGTCGAGGTCGCGCTCATGGCACGAGTACAGCAGCCGGCGACGGAGCGCCGTGTGCGAGACGCGCTCCCGCTCGGCGGGGTCGCTCGGGGCGGGCGGGCTGGGCTGCTGGAGAGTCATCGCCATCCGGGGTTAGCCGACGCGCAAGAGCGTAGCGGAGCGGGTGCCCCTGGGGAAGATATAGGATTTTAGGCCGTACCGCAGCGCATCAATCCGGTCCTTCGCCGGGTGATCGCGCCGGTAGTCCCACGTCTCAAACGCTTCGGCCAGCGGCTCGCAGCGTGGGTGCATGAGCAGCAGCCCCTCGGCCATCTGCTCGTAGAGGTAGCGGCAACCGGCATCGACCATGCCCGCCGACAGCTTGCCCTCCTTCGCGTTCTTGATCCGAGGCTGGAGGGACGAGTAGCCGACCCCCGCCTCGCGGGAGATCGCGCGCATTGTCTCGATGTTCGACTTGAGCACCCAGCGCGCCGTAACCGGGTTGTCGCCGTGAACCTCGTGCAGATCCCGCCACCGCAGCCCGCACCGCTCCAGCATCCGAAGCACCTCGACCGCGAACTGCGTGTTCGTCGCCACGCCCGGCATCACCACCGTATCGCGGACGAGGATCGCCTCGCGGGTGCGCCCCTTCTCCCCGGTCTGCCGCTGGACCTGGGCCAGCACCGCGACCTGCCCGTAATCACGGTCTGCGGCGGCGTAGTCGATCCCCATGATCCAGCGGATCTGCCCGCGGCTCGGGTCGAGGGCGGCGTCGGGGACGACGTGCTGCGCGCGGTCGAAGCACTTGAAGAACACCCCCTCGGGCCGCGTCTCCCATGCCCCATCGAGGACCACCGGCGCGAAGACGGGCGGGGTGATCCGCCACTGCTCCGCGATCCATTCGGCGTCCATGAGGGTGTTGTCCTGCAAGCGCAGGGGCTCCACAGCGCCGACCGGGGTCAGGTTATCCACAGTCAGTTTCGCGTGGACTTCCTCGACGACGCCCGCCTCGACCATCTCCCACAGCCACGAGCAGTCCCGGTTGACCGGGGTCAGAGACAGGCACAGAGAGCCGCCCGTCCGCATGAGGCGGCGGTCGAGCTCGCGGTAAATGTCGAGGTCCGTTGGCTCGTCGATCAGGACGTAATCGACGGTGGCGCCCTGGAGCGCGGTCGGCCCCTGGTTCGTCGTGCGGAACCGCAGGATGGACCCGCAGGCAAAGATCACGGTCGGGTTGTCCTTGCCGTACCCGTTGCGGATCGTGAAGTGCGAGGACGCCCAGGTGTCGATCCACTCGCTCGGACAGAGCTCGTGGAACTTGAGCATGATCGCCACCGCCTGCTGCCAGGACGTGCAGACCACCCAGCACTCGATCGGCGGGGCCTTCGTCTCGTAGTGCGGGTGCGTGCCGGTGCAGCGCCAAATGACCTCGGCCAGCGCCGCCGTGGTCTTCCCGAACTGGTTGCCGCTGCGAAGTAGTTTCCGCTTCGCCCGCAGCCGGTGGATCTTGTCCTGCGGCGGCGTCCAGCGCATGAAGCGCAGCGGGTTGTGGCGCGACGACTCGGCCGACGCCTTCGCCGCCTTCGTGGCACGCTCAAGCGCCCACCGCGCGGCGGTCGCCGTCGTCAATGCATCGCCCGCCGAGCGAGCGCGTTCTCCAGAGCACCGGGCGGCAGACGCGACAGCGCGCCCTCCAGTTGCGACGCCGGCATCGACGACAGCGCCTCCACGAGCTCCGACTCCATCACGGCGTCGTCGCGGGCGGCCTGGGCCTGCTCCTCGGCGCGGAGCCCTCGGATCGTGTCGCGGATCTTGCGCTCCGTAGCCAGCAGCTTCTCAGCCGCCATGAACGATCGCTCCTTCGTCGCCATCGCGCGCAGGTTCGCCACCTCCGCGAGCTCGAGCAGCAGCGCATCGACGCCGTGCTCTTCTGCCATCGCCGCAGCGTGCGCCTGAGTCGCGGACAGGTTGACGTTCGCCGGCTTTCTGCGGGTGTAAGCCATACGTTTACGGTGCCATGTTCACTGTGAAAACCAAACGAGAATCCCCTCGCGCCTGAAAACGGACAAGAGGCCAC